ACTAATGGGTGAAGCTGGCCCAGAAGCGATCATGCCGCTCAAGCGAGGCCCAGGCGGTCGTTTAGGCGTTGAGGTTGCTAGCACCCGCGAACAGCTGAACAATCAGCAAGCCGTTGCTAGCACCCGCGAACAGCTGAACAATCAGCAAGCCGTTGCTAGCACTCGCGAACAGCTGGACCGCCAGCGAGCCGTTGCTAGCACTCGCGAACAGCTGAACAACCAGCAAGCCAAAGCCATGCAACCGCTGGACATTCGTTATGAATCAACGGTGATAAATAACATTGAGTACGTCACGGCTGAACAGCACCGCAAGGGCATGGCGCAGGCAGCCGAGCGCGGACGGGCAATGACCCTAGCGACGCTGCAAAATAGTCCTAGAACCCGCAGCAAGGTTGGTATCTGATGAGCGCATATGCATTCGTCAATTACGTTCGGTTTAAGACTCAGGCTGATGCGTACACCGGCACGCCATATCAAAATTTCAGCGTCAATCAGACACGCACTTATAGCGGTGTGACCTATACTTTTGCACCGTTTGCCGTTTCGTCTGGCGGCGGGGCTCGCGGCGGTGAACGCTCTAATGCTGCCTTGGTCGCTGGTACGGATGCGATCTCTGTGAATTTGTTCGCAGAAGCGGTGCAGAGCCGTTACATACTGGAAATCAAGACCGTCAGCCTCGACCCGTTGACGTTTGCAGATGAGGCGCTGATTTCAACGGAAACTTGGCGAATCGCATCGTATGAAATGGACACAATAACGATAACGATGCGACTGACATCACCACTTGACGCAGTAAAAGCTCAGATACCCCGGCGGACTTTGAGCACTAAATTAGTTGGAGCATTACCGACCAGCGGCGCATTGGTTGTGGGCTGATGTGGCATCGCTGGATTGGCCTTCCTCATAAGTTTCGAGCGGATCCCGACGACGGTCAGGGGGCTGACTGTCTGATTATGACCTGGAGCGTTTTAGACGCTGCAGGTGTCCCACACCCTGCATTAAATGATGAGTGGTTGAGCATGGCAGAACGCGGCGACTACGAAGGTCTAGCTCTGCTGTATCGAGGGCTTACAATGTCTTTAAGCGCGTCGGAAGAATACGCAGTGACGATGTTTCGAGCGGCAGACCATATCGGCATCGGCGTTGTGGTGGATGGTGGGTTATTGCATGTCAATAGACGCAAAGGCGTCCGATGGATTCCGGTGGAACGGTGTAAAAAAATGGAATACCGGAGGTTTGATTAATGCTGCCATCTGATCGTTATATCGCTGAAATCCTTGGGCTCACGGATGCGCAGTATCGGCACTTCCAGATTGAGGCAAGGAAGCGTGCAGCGGAGGGACCGCGACCTGCTGTAACTGCAGAGGTCGTAACAGTTATTGCAATCGTCAACCTTGTAATCGGCTTGGGTTCGATTGCGGTTTCTTTGCTGCTAAAACCTTCCGCGCCAAAAGCTCCAGGTGAGCAAGGCCAGCCAACTCAACGCCAAGAAGAAGGCAGCACAGTCCTACGAAACAGCCGGTTTGCGCCAAGATATGGCTTCGATTCGCAGCAAGACATTGCAACGCTAGGCAGCATAATACCGATTGTTTACGCACGCAAAGAGAGAATATCAGGCACAGATTACGGCGGCATTCGTATCAACATGCCGATGATCTGGAACCAGATTCTGAGCTTAGGCGGCGGCCAGATGATACGCGGCGTATTTTTACTCAGTGAAGGCAACATTAGCAGTGTTGACCCAAATAACTTTGCAATCGGTAGCAGTACCTTGCAGGGCTATATTTTTGACAGCAACGCTGCAACTGAAGCGGCATCACGGGTAACGCTTTATCTCAGCAAAGACGGAGGCCGAATTACTGGAACTGACAGAGTGGCTGGCCGGTTAAATGCTAAGGATGACGGCAGCTCTACTAGCTCAGATGTTTTCCGGGTCTACTGGAACGGAGCAAACCGAACAGATTTCTGTTCGTCTAACCGTCCAAGTACCCAAACAACGTTTGGCGTTTATGCACCGATTGGGAACGACCTGATGTATAAGGTCAATCCGGTAATCAGCCCAGGCGTTCGCAGCCAAACGGGGCCGGGTAGCAGTGGTCAAGTGACCGTTGCCTGCCCGGTAGACGCGCCAAAGATGAACAAACGGGACAAATATCGAGCCAATTTTTCAACATTCAGTGGCATCAATCAAATCAATTCCACCGCAGGAACAAGCCCTGGAAACACGACTTCAGTTAGCGTTGGGGATACCGTTAGCTACAGGCTCCACAACGGAAGTGACTGGGGAACTGTTTTTAGTGCCTACGGGGCATCAGATGATGATGCTGAAGCGAAAGATGTAGCGTCAGCTGTTGCTGCGCTGCAAAAAACTTGGGACGATAGGTTGGTAAAGGGTGAGTTGTATAAGATCGGAACGGCTTTATGTGTCTGCATAGACCGCACTCCAGAGGAGTTTGTATCGCAGGCCGAGCTAAACGGCAGCGGGGGCCAAGCTGTTGTCGCCGTTTTCACTGTTGTTGAGCCTGGTTCCATTAAGAATTTCTCTGCATCGAGACTCGAAGACCCAGGCGGCGACTTAGGCGCAAGGGAGAAAGCTACGACAGGCGGCCACCTTCTGCGCTATGCGCGGGGATCGGTGTCAACGTCCAGAGCATGTCAAGCAGTTGAAATCGGCCTGAAATCTACTCTGGGAATAAGGGTAAACAACCTTTGCAACTTTAGAGACACAAAAACTTATGAATACGCCGATACGCAATGGTGTCAAGCTTTTGCAAACAATCCGCCGGAAGATATTGTCAATAACTTTTATCAAAGTGGAACTATCACAGCGCCAGTGCAGCGATACTCGTTTTTCAAAATTAAATATAGAACGGTTGGAAGCAGTAGCTGGACGGAGTTAAGTAATGCCTACGGGGCCAGAAGTGAAACGCAGCAATCTGTTTTTAATTACATTCGCTTTGAATTTAGCTCTATCAAGGCACGCGAATTTATGTTTGAACCTCTTTCAGGGTTTGAGGTGCGGCAAGGCCACTACGGAAGCGCGTTATATGTGCTTGACCCTAAAAAGGGTCGAGCTACCATCTCCGATGGGGGAATAAGTGTTGTCTTTAATGGTGAAAGCATTGCACTTAATACAAGTAACTTTGGGATTACTTTTGGCAACGCTGATCCTGACTTAAGTTCTGACTACGATTACAACGAAGAGACGAACTCGAACGATCCAGAGCCCACTTACAACGGCTTGCCTCGCGTAGACACCAATACTTACATCGACGACTATGGAAAATTAGCCGAAACTTTCGTTTACACAGAGATTAGCAGCACTGCAGATTCTGGGCCTGAACATAGCATTGTTTATGTCAATGAAATCGTACCGAATATTGAAGCGCCCTTATATGACAATCTTGCTCTAGCTGGCATCAACATTCGCTCATCAGCTGAATTTCAGCAGTTCAGCCAGTTTTCTGCCTATGTCACCGGAGGTCGTGAATGCGCCAGGCTTCTGGGTGGATCGGGCGCAACGCATCTTTTCCCAGATATTTTGTATGACCTGATGACTAATGACCGTTTTGGTGCAGGGTCATTCGTCAAGAGTTACATGATTGACAGCACTGAGTTCACGGCTGCAGCGCAGTGGTGCCAAGATCGCAAGTATTTTTACGACGGCGCCGTTTCTGAGCCTGTCAACGTCAGGCAATGGTCAGCGGATTTAGCCGCCACGCATCTACTGCAATTTGGGGAATCAGACGGAAAATATTTCTTACGCCCTGCAATATCGTTTACAGCTGTTCCCATTGCTGCGCTATTTACAGCAGGCAATATCGCTGAAAATTCGTTCAAGCTTCAATACTTTGACCCAGAAGACCGCGACCCGATACAGGTCAGCGTTCGCTACCGCGAGGAGCGCACTACCACGGATCCGACCAACCCTGGATTGTTCCCCGTTGTCCGTGAAGTGCTGGTTCGGGAGCATGACGACATGGGCGGATCAGCTACGGACCCAATTGAACAGATCGACATGAGTTCGTACTGCACAAGCAGGCAACACGCAATCGATGCAGCAAAGTTTATTATCCGTATGCGCCGCATACCTCAACATGTCATAAATTTCTCGACGACACATGAAGGAGTAATGTCCAACATTGCGCCCGGTGATTACATCAAAGTCGCAATGGACGAAACAGAATATGACCAGTTCAACAATGGTGCAGTAACGCCAGAAGGCGCGTTAGTCAGTACCAAGGCATTAGCGGATGGAACCTATAACGTGGTCGCATGGGATGGCACTGAAGGAACGCCACCGGCTGACGCAACATTGACTGTCAGCAACAACGGAACAACCGCAGCACCATTGGGCATTGTGTTTACCGTGAAAATCGCAAGCACGCAAATGCGCGTTTATCAAATTGAACGAATTATGTCAGGAGATGATGGATTGTTTACAATCGAAGCCATGCACATGCCAGTGAACAGCTCCGGCATCTTGGAGGTTGCCGATGGCTTTGATACCGCTGGTAACTGGACCATCAAACCCTCGATATGACCTGATCATGGCAACGACGTTCCCCAGCATTGCACCAACAAGGCGCAGCTTTGTTGCGCCAACATGGCCGACCAAAACACAGGCATCTCAATCAGGCGTGATCACCCGCAGATTGTGGGGCAGCAAGCCCAGCCAAGCAAAACTTAGCCTGACGTTTGGGAATATCAACGACACCAACACAACGGCAATCCTCATAGCGTACAACAGCGCAAGGGGTTCAGTTGATAGCTTGACGTTGCCAACACAGGTGTTTGCCGGTGCAGATGCAACATTGCAAAGCTGGCTGAATGCCTGGGCTACAGGCACGGGTTTGCTGTGGTCTTTCAGTGAAGGGACATCACCACAAGTTGAAAGCGTTGCCCCTGGTCGTTCCAACGTCACTGTTGAACTGACCGCAGAACTTAGAATGAGCTAACAGGAGTACCAAATGGCAGTCACCAGCACAACAGGTAACTTTGAGGTCACCGGGCTCAACTCGACGGTTGTGGTTCGTGACGCAAGCATTGATATTTCACGCGACACACTGGAGACAACAAACTTAGGTGAATCAAGCAGGGCTTACGCAACGGGGTTACGTGGTGCATCAGGTAGTGCGACTTTGCTGTATGAAAACAGTCTGCTTGATGATGTTTACGCCAAAATCAATACTGATTCGCAAGGTAATATCACCGCAACACTGACGCTGACCACAGGCAAGACAATTTCAGGCAGTGTGTTGATTACCAGTGTTGGCTCAACCGTGACTGTCGGTGACGTTACAAGCACAAATGTTGCATTTACGTTTACTGGTGACCTAACGATCTCCTCGACGTAATGGCTGTTCTCGGTACGTTTGGCCGCATTGTAATTAAGCGTTCTGCTCCTCAGCCTGAGGTAATGAGTCTTGGCGCAATAAATAAAGCGCAAAAGCTTTATACATTGACCCAGACAGGATACAGAAACGGCGATCTTGTCGAGATTGCATCAGCAACAAATTGGCCAAATGCGTCAACATCAGACGTGGGTTTGGTCCCAGCTTATGTGGCGACCATTCCTTTTGAATGGCGCGACAGGTTAGAGATGGTTGACCACACCGAGCCATACCCAACAGCACTGGGAGGCACTCCATACAAAAATCAGCTTTATATCAGCGTCGATCAACTTAACCGCGTTGCATTTTATCGAAACCGCAATTCAGCGTTGCGAAACATCAAAGCAGATCGCGAAAGCCTTGATGCAATTCAGCCCAGTGACACGCTTGAATTTCGCCTTGTGAATGATTGGAGAATTGAATGTGGCCTTAAAAGTTGGAACCTAAGCCTTGACGCGCAAGAGCTGGATACCACTGGTCTCGGAGATAAATTCTTTGATGGCGTCAAATCAACCATTAAGGGCGGCGGAACATTTGATTTTATAGTTGAACGCGAAACGATTGACCCGGTAAACAGCACTATTATCAGTCTCCCTAACTATCAGAATGCCGTTCTTTGGACAGGTTCAGCCGATGTGACGACGCTGGTTGACGCCAGTATCACAGATAATCCCGGCTCAACGGGGAATTACAACAACGCGAGCGTTACAGGAGTCGAGCCAGCGCCGAGGCAATATGCGCTGATGGCACGATCAGGCACAAGTAACTTGATGAGGCTTTTGCTCGAAACTCAAGGTCAGGCAGAGGCGGATGCAGAGTTTTGGATGATCTCTGAGGAAGCAGCGCGATCAGACAGCGCAAGCGTTGTGAAAGAGCCTGGGGACTTGTTTTACCGAACAAAAATTATTATTACATCAAATGCGATTAGCACAACTGCAGTTGACATCATCACGGGATCAGCCGCATTCGTGACCGTGCGTGAGGTTGAACTGCTCGAAGGGTTGTGACGCTTATGATGAAGGTATTAAAAGGCAGCGGCTGGAGTAGGGATCGATGACCGACATTATCATTCATAAGCACTCGATCACCGCGAGCGACGTACCAGCGGCCTCTGAGATTGACCTCGGTGAGCTGGCGATTCAAGCAGCTGATGGTCATATCTATCTGAAAAAGGCCGATGGCACGATCAACCGCGTGACCATGCTGCCGGGTGGGAATTTGCAGCAGGTTCTGTATAAGACCGGGCCGGGGGATTATGCGTTGGGCTGGGGAACGATCAGCTCAACGGTGATGGGTGGGACGCTGTGGGCTGAGGTGGTCGCAGAGGTTCAGCGTGTTTTTGCGTTGGTTGAAGGCACCGCGTCTGTTTTGCTGTCATCATCAGCAACGCTCACCGCCGGTAGCACCGGCCCGATCACCGTTAGCGTTGCTGATGCGTCCTATTTAACAGACGGCACCAGCATCACAGGCGTGCTCGGTACGGTGTACGGAACGCTAAGTCGCAGCGGCGCCACATATTCATTTGTTTCAAATCAAAGCTATACAAGTGGTGTTAATTTTGCGACTGGAACACGATTTGCGGCTGCATTTCTAAACGATACATTTAACCCGCTGCGAATTGGCAGCGCCGAGGTTGAAGATAATAACAGCTATACGGAGGGATCAGGATATAGCCATGCCGTTGTTGATTCTGCGGGGCGTGTTGGATATGGCCTTAAGCCTGACGGCACTTTTAGCGTTCCAAGCGGCAAAATTAACTTAGACGACGCAAAAGTTCAAGAAGACGTTAGTTTTGCAGATGGATCTGACTATGCGCGGGTTGAAGTTGATACTTTCGGGCGTATTGCTTGGGGAATCAAAAATGATGGAACCGTTGCGATCAAAAAAGCCTTATTTGAAAACGATAGCACTTTTCAAGGCGATAGCACTTTTAAAAGTGATGTCACTATTGAGGGTGATTTATTGGTCCAAGGCGAAACCGTTACTATTGAAGTAACTAACCTTACTATTGAAGACAATACAATTCTCCTGAACAAGGGAGAATCAGGCAATGGAGTTTCATTAGGCAGCGCAGGCATTGAAGTTGATCGAGGTGCGGCAGATAACGTCAAATTTGAATGGAATGAAGCAGGTCAGGCATGGATTGCAGAAGAATCAATTAGGACCAATTCATCTGCGTTTGTTGGCAGCTCATCTTCAGAAGAAGATTTATCTTACACGGATGGATCGGGGTATTATAAAGTAGTTTTAGATTCTGCGGGGCGTGTTGGATATGGCCTTAAATCTGATGGATCGTTTGATGTTAACGGAGCAGTTGCCACGAAAACAGAACTAGGCTATGAAGCTTATGCAGAAGTTGAGTTAGACGATAACAATCGAATTTCCCGCGCTATTCTTACATCAGGTAAACATTATTTTCCCAAGGCTGATTTTGATGAATTGACGATTAGGGGGGAGCGGTTAGCTGTAACTTCTAACAGCATAGCGGGTGGGTCGCTAGGGTTGTTTGAGTCACGTTCTGACGGTACAAACCATCAAATTTATCGTTACTACAATGGCATCGAAAGTCAGCTGACAACACAAGGCGACAACTTCGGCATCTCGCTTACTGATGAAACTCAAAAGCGAATATTATTTTTTACCACCCGAAATGGGGCATCAGAACGGTATGTTATGGACGCAGACGGCAGTCGTTCAGCTCCGGCGCTTGGCACCAGTGATCTGACGCTTTGGGGTGACTCGATGTCGGGAACATTTGGAGTGAGTACCACTGAGCAGTCATTTATAGATGCAGGCGAAACGGGGTATAGCCGCGCATTCCGCAACCAAGGCAGCGGGGGTCTCAGCTCAATTGTTATCGCCATGCAGATGGGAGCTGCAGGCTGGACCGTTGAAGTACCAGGAGGGCAAATTAACGCATCTGGGAATACAACAGTCAATAATATGCGAGCTGCAATCTATACAGATTTTGCAACTGAAAAAGGGTTAAATCTTGATCCGTTTGAGTACAGTAACTTTATTGCCAAGATGCCACGCCAGCGGGTGGGGGGTGTGATTGGCAAAATTAAACGCCAAACAGCGTCATCAGTAACGACCACGGGAACAGGTAGCGCAGACGCACCCACTATTGCAGTGGCAGACGCAACAGGAATAGCAATCGGAATGTTGGTCAAGCAAACAGATGGCAATGAAGACAAAATAATATTAGGCACTACGGTTACTGGTATTTCGGGCACAGCATTAACCTTAAGCGCCAGCAATGTGTCTGCGCTGTCATCTGTTTCGCTTGATTTTTACGTCAATAGTGGTTATTACTTTGAAAGAGAAACTGCAGGTGATGCAGTGACTGTGAACGGTCCCCAAAAAGTCGTGCCAATTACTAATAACGGCTTTGGGACGGATCAAAGTTATCCGCAAACTAATATGGAAGATCTACTTAACTCCATTCAAATCCTTTGGCCCTTTGGCCCACACGGTTCAGGCGGAGACGACCCAGCGACGATGGAAATGATCGTTCTTGACGCCATAATTAATCAAGGCTTAACGGCATTAAGCAAAAAGTATGTGATGCTAAATGCAGTAGCCAGCAGCACAAAAGCTATCAGCAATATAAATGATTATGGAACCGTTGTTAAAACTACTGATGTGGTAGAGCAAGCTTATATTAATAACTACAGTGACCGCTATTTAAGCATTATCGATGCTTCTTTGAACGGCAATTCTTCATTGTCAGTTAGCAGCTTTAAGGCTTGGTTTAACAGCAACTATCCTGCTATTTATTCGAGTTCAACATCTCCGTACGCGTGGGATGGGCTTGGCGCTAATGCCAGCTTTCGTCAAACAACGACTTCAGGCGTCACTGCCGTCACGCTAGTTAATAATGGCACCAGCGGCACCCAGAACACTGCCAGCGTTGACACGACCACTGATGGCAGTGGCGTTGCTCTGCGCCTAGGCGTTGTTGCATCAGGAGGCGTTGCAACCGCTATCTGGATCAGGGAGCCCGGCCATAATTATGCGGCCTCTGACACCGTGACGATCCCAGCCGGAGCAATCGGCAACAGCGCGGCGATCACAGCCACTGTTGGCTCCATTGGTAGCGCCACTCCTGGCAACGATGTGTTTAACCAGGACGGAAGCATTGACGTAGCCAATGCCTATAATGAGTGGGACGTTGGCAATGGTTACATGCCAAGGGCAATGTTCGCCGATAATGTTCATCTTTCGACCTATGGGAAGGAATTTGTTCGGTTAATGGTAGCCAAGTTCATCCTCAATCACGGCTGGTAATCCTCATGACCCTCATCACACGGCTTAGCACCGCTTTCACCGATACCACCTTGCCGCTTCTGAAACGTGATCCAGTGCTGCCAAATGTTGGTGGCAGATACCTGATCGATGCTGCCAATAGTTACAGTATTTCCGGCCTCATTAGTAACGCTGCCACAGCCAACGCATATAATGCTGCATTGTATTCACTAACAGACGATGGCATCGCCACGACTGGGGTTCTGATTGGGGATCATGTACTGCGCGACAAAGGCCCCGGCGCGAGCGGGGTTCCGGCTGATATGGAGGATGCGGCGGGCATTTATCGAGCAGGCATCGGTTATGCAGGTGGAGCTGCGCCTTATTTCTGGTTTCCTGACCAGCCCGATCATCCCAACGGGACATTTGCTGGGCTCAGTGCAAACACGGACGGCTCTAAGCGGTTGCGGTACATCGAATCAGAGCGAGATGGTCTTTATCCCATCGATGACCCATCGCATGGTTACACGGTGAGCCTATGGGTGAAATTAGGCAGCAGCAGCAAAAGTGCGCTGTTCAATCGAAATTTAACAAGCACACCCCCAGGCGCACCGGGCTATCCAGGTTTCGGCCTCACAGCCAGTTCTGCTGGGATTAGTGTCAGGCGGGACCAGACAGGGGCGTTTGCGGATTTCCGCACAAGCGGTTCGAGTAATAGCTATGTCACAAACTCGCAAACGCTGCTGGCCAGCCCATCGGCAGCGACGATTTACCGTATCGGCTACAGCTGGTATTGGGATGCCTCAGCGTCCCTATGGCGTGAAAAGTGGTTAATTGATGATGGAACAGTTGGCACAAAAACTGTTGCCGCATGGGATCAGCAGGCCCACGGTATTGATCTAGGCCAAGGGGTCTCGAATAATGGCAGTGCTCAAGGCGTGAGAACCCCTTACGCCGTCATGGGTTTTGGCGGCGATGCTTTCAGCTCATCTGAAAGTGGATGGTGGGGAAGCGATCACAAGCTGTACCGTCTTTACATCGAAGACAACACCCGCTCAGGCCGTACTCCCGAACAGGTTTGGGCCGCCGACTGGGCGCGTGGAAACGGTCGTTTTAGCTAACCGATGGATGCCCGCACGTTGGAAAACTGGCAGCGAGTCAAGCAAGCCCTTGAAAAGGCTGGCAAGACCGACTGCATGTTTTATAAGCGTGCAGTGGCGATTTTATCTGGTAGGCCAGACCCTTTAGACTTGAAATAACAAGGCTAGGATTCGTGATTGAAATTTACGCTGCAATCCTAGGCGCGTCCCTTGGTATAGCTGGGATGAGTGTCTCTGGGTTTACTAGGCGAACCAGCGAAAGCCGTGAAGCGGTCATTCGCCTTAGTGCAGGGGTTGAATCGATTGCCACCAAACTTGAGGATTTACACCAAGACATGAAAGCAGAAAAAGCTCAGGCTACTGCTGACCGCCGCGAAATTTACGAACGCTTAAACGATTACGGTAACCGAATTACCGTTCTGGAATACAAGAACCCACAGGGCTAGTATAAGAAAAAGCTCCAAACCCCATGAACTTCGAGGAAATCCTGGCTTCACCGATCACTTGGATTGTGATTGCTGCGGCATCTGAGGTGATCGCGCTATCCCCCTTGCGTGAAAACAGCCTGGTGCAGCTTATCTTCCATGCACTCGCGTCGTTAAAAGAAAAAAAGCGCTGATCCCTGCTGACGGGCGGTGGCTGCTTAGGTTCTCGACGCGATCACCATTTGAGGGCTTGAAGCGCGAGATTCAGCGCCGCAAATTCGAGGCAACATTAAAACCTCGAATCGATGTTGAGATTGAACGTTGGCATGAGTCTCAGCCACCGGCAACTCCTCCACCAATCAAAATAGACGACCTGCACATTAGAGCGCCATGGCATGACGAACAGTAAGCCGATCACGCTTGAGCAGCTTTTCCGTTACTACAAAGCGCTGCCTCATCAAGCCGCAGCAATTCAAGAGTTAGAGGCGGATCTAAGCAAAAATGGCTATGACATCGCGATGCGTCGCGATCGGGGCTGGTTTGCAACATGGAGCCAATCAGGTGAACAACGAGACTATCGGGCTGGGATTGAACTCATAAAACGATTTGAAGGTTTTCACCCTGATGCTTACCTCTGCCCTGCTGGGGTGTGGTCGATTGGGTGGGGGAACACGACAACGGCTGATGGCTCGCCGGTAATTCCTGGTGATTGGATCAGCCAGGAGAACGGCGATGCGCTTTTGCAAAAAACGATTGATGGCATCGTCTCGGCATTAGCTGGTTCAATCCCCTACTGGTCAGCAATGAAGGAGCATCAGCAATCGGCGCTGGTCAGCTTTGCCTTCAACCTGGGCGCTGGGTTTATGGGCGCAGAGGGATTTGAAACGATTAGCTCCGCGCTTCGTGCGAAAGACTGGCAGGCTGTTCCTGACGCGATGCTGCTCTACTGCAGTCCTGGGAGTAATTTTGAGGCTGGCCTAACCCGCCGCCGGAAAGCCGAGGGCCAGCTGTGGGCCGGTGAACAAGCCGCAGCGCCAGAACCTGCAACGATCCGGCCTGAGTCACCGTTTAGCACCCGGCTGACCCCACATATCACGCTGGGTGAATTTGCGCTGGGTCAAGAGGCCAGGCGTTTTGAGCATCAACATCAGGTTGATATGGCCGCTGAGCTGGCGGCATTCCTTGAGCGTGTTCGCGTCAAATTTGGCGGCAAGCCGGTCATCGTCACATCTGGCTACAGACCCCCGGCAATTAATCGCGAGGTTGGCGGTGCATTCCGCAGCGAGCATCTATACGATCAAAAAGGCGTTGGAGCCGTGGACTTCTACGTGAAAGGGGAGGACATCTGGGCGGTCCAGGCGTACTGCGAGGAGCATTGGCCCCATAGTGTTGGCCGTGCCGCATCAAGGGGTTTCATACATTTAGGGCGCAGAGAAGGGGGGCTGTGGGTCCGGTGGGATTACTGAGTGTTCATCGATGGCGCCGAGCTGATCCCCAAAAAATCAGCTCAGGCCAGGTTTAGGCGCAGCATTCTTGAGGCTTTTGATCATATGTGTGCTTATTGCGGCGGTGAGCTCACCACGGGGAACACGACGTTAGATCATGTGCGCCCAAAGGCAGCCGGCGGCCAGACAATCCCCGGAAACCTTGTAGCCTGCTGTTCGCGATGCAACGGTCAGAAGGGGGCTCAGCCGTGGCGTGAGTGGTTTAGGTGTCAGCCGTTTTGGTCGGCGGATCGTGAGGCCAGGATCGAACGCTGGATCACTTGAACATCCCGTTGTAAGCGTCCTTTGCCTGCTGATAGTAGATTTCGGCCTGCCATTTTTGCTGGTGCTCACGGGTGATGCCAGCAAACGTTACGCGCCAGATCGTGCCAACGGTGGTTTCGACCTGTTGCATTGTTGGCGGCCAGATGCTTCTTATCATGGGTGAAATGCATTCAGAAATATGGCGTTTGCTCATTGGCTAGTGCCATCAATCAGTCTAGAGAAACAGATAGAGGTTGAACGTCATGCACGATCCGTTTTAACCCAAGGCACTGAGGCAGAAGTCAGGAAGCTTTGCAGCCAACTGGTCAGAACATTGGCGGAGAAGGAGCAAGTGATGCTACAAGCTGTTGAACACATTTTAAATCTAGAAATAAAACTAGAAGATTTCAACAGCTGAAATTAATATAGCTTTTAAGTTTTATCAACGCCTTATCTTTTTTCAATCTAACGCTCTCCCGGCAAGTTCCTTTCTCTTTCGCAAGCCGGGAAAGATTCTTCTCTTCGCTATTGTCCAGGCCGAAATAATCGCGTATTATTTGCTGACTTTCATCGTCAAGCCTTAGCATTGCAGCGCGTATTTTTTCGATTTGTTCATTTACTTCTAGGTCTGTCTCGAAGCAATCTCCAGCTCTAGGATTATCGCTAGAAAATGCTTCAATAATTGATACCCCTTGATCGCTCCCAAAAATCGGATCATCAGACGATTTATGATGATATGACTGCGCCATTAACTGAAAATCACCTGGCTGTAATCCTGTTAGCTCGGTGATTTGCTCAATAGAAGGTGAATGCCCATTTTCAAAGTGAAAATCTTTTAAGATCCTTTGTGCTTTTATGAATCGATTTAGCATTGAGTCAGGTACGCGAATCATCCTGTCAGTTCCATAAATTGCACGGCTGATGGATTGCCGAATCCACCAATATGAATATGTGCTGAATTTATAGCCTCTTTCAGGGTCAAACAGTTCTGCCGCTCTACTCAACCCAATCGCTCCTTCTTGCAGCAAATCAGAAAAAGTCAGGGTTTTGGGGTTTGCCTTGGCCAGCATTTTCCTTGCAACACTTGCTACTAGCTTCATGTTGCTTTTGATTAGCTTGTCCTTGGCCCTAAGGCCAGTCTTAATCTGTCGTTTCTGGATGTCATCCAGTTGATCTTTAGGCAAGTCCTTAAGCTCGACATATTTTTTCACCTGCCTACCTAGCTGGATTTCTTGGCTTGCGGTCAGCAGCGGGAACCTAGACAGTTCGTTGAGGTAACGGGATTCGTCAGTCATGGCAAAAAAAAAGGGCCGAGGCCCTATTAGTCAATCAGAATGGGACTTCCTCTGCATGGCTGGGGGCGGCAGATGTTGCTGCTCCTTCCCGTGCGGGGAGAGTGAAATCAGTAACGTTCATTTCAAGGCTGCTGCCAAGTGATCCATCCTTCTTTTCGTAATTACGAATTTTGCCGGACCCAGTAAGGGTCACTTTGTTCCCTCTTTTGAAGTAAGCCGCTACAGTTTCCGCGCGTTTGCCCCAGACAGAACAATTAACCCATGTAGTTTCGTCTTTGCCGGTGCGGACACCAACAGAGAATGAAGCAACTTGAGACTGATCAGTTGTTTTAAGTTCAGGATCGCGGCCAAGGTTGCCAGAGATAGTGAGAACAAGCATGGTCAATAATTGCGAAAGAATTTGGAGATGATTACGGTGAGAGCTTGGTTCGCATTCATGCTTTGATCTTTCATGTAATGCTGAAGTTTTAAAGCAAGCTCTTCTGTTAAGCGAACATGAAAAAGGCGGTTTTTGCGTAAATCGTCAAGTTGCCGCTGCTTTAGCTTATCTGACGGCATGATCAAGCGGTCTTACGGCAGTAATGATCTGTGAAAAATCTCGAAGGTGTTTTGTCGCCAAAAGGGCTTTTGCCTCGGTTCTGAAAACCTGGGCCTGCGAGATGTTTTTAGTCCATAAGATGCTGCCATCTGCGACCGGGATTGAGCTGTCAATGAGCCAGCCTTCCTCAGGGTTCCACACCCCGAACAATGGGAACTTCTGTAAGGATTTGGATTGCTGCCCGTGCAAGAAGGGCGTTTGAGTCGTTGTCATGAGAATTGATTTCACGCAGGTGGTACAGGGCTTGAGCTAGGTGCTGATTAGTGCTGAGCGAGTTGTTCGCGGAGGAAGACGGCATGATTTTCAGTAGTGATAGCGTTTGCGACTTTGGCGTCAGGAGCGAGGCCAAATTTGTTGCGGAATGCAGCTAGGACGCTGTTTAGCGCCGGCTTGTCGAGCTCTTGCATACAGGTGAGCAGGAGCTTCCGATCGTCGTGGCTGAGGGGCTGGTCTGCGGTAGGGGTTGCGGCTGCAGGTTGTGACGCTGGGGTTGATTTGCTTTTTGCTGCTGGCTTGGCGGCTGGTGCAGGCTGTTCTGCCTCTTGCGCGTCTGCAACTTCGGCCTTTGCCCAAAGCTCAAAGCCCAGGCCAAACGTGAATGCAGCGCAGGCGCATAGCGCGCGGCGGTGCGTGTCAGTCAAGACACGGCAGGAAACCTTTTCAATCGGGATTGGGTTGTTCCTATTGTCCATGCAGGGGAACGGGAAGTCAGCCGTTGACTCTCCATTAGGACCAGAAAAATACCCGATGACATAGCCGGTGTTGTCTGGAGCTGTCCAGACCGTGCCGGTGTTGTCTGGGGTCATGCGGAGATTAAATTCCCAGCCGTTGGCGTTGACGTGGAGATAGTGGGCAATTCTGGCCCAAGAGACATAATCAGCAGAGTATGAACCGGAACCTTTTTTAAAGACATCAGATTTCTGAATGATGCCAGAAAGGTCAGGGAGCCACGAGTTGTTTTCAGTCATAGGGCGAAGATGAGTGGGTTCGTTTAGATGGTAGACCAGAAGGGGATACTAGACAAGGGGCTCGACAAAAATGGCCACAAGATCTTCTGAGTCGTAAGCCTTAGCTAGACCCATCTCCACCACCTGACGATCATCATTGAACAGCACGCCTGAAAGAGCATCGTTGACCGATCTTGCAAGCTTTTCGAGATCGCCTAAGCCATGACTTGTGGCTTCTTCTGGAGCGCTTTTCGATAAAGCAACCCCATTGCGTTTGAAATGACTTTTAGGCCGTGCAAAGTGAAAGCGAAAGCCGACACGCATAGGAGCAGCCATAGGCCAGTCAGGCGGCAATGCAACAGACTCAGCGGCTTTACGAACGTCGGCCCTGAAGGGTTTTACCCGTTTAGATGATTCGACCATGACACCGTTGCCAAGGTGGCGCTTTGAGCCTTGAGGAGCAGCCCGAGAGTAGACAACAAAAGAGACTCTCCGCTCATTCATGACTCCTCCTGTTCGTGGCTCACTGGTTCTTCCTTATCCTTCAGCCCGTAGTACAAAGAAAGAATCTTTGTAACGTATTCGAGGCCAACGATTTTTCGACATTCAACAAGTTGTTCAGGTGTAATTTTTATTGAGTATCCTTCCTCATAGGTTCCAGCTTTTTCTTCTTCAACACCAGCGGCGATGCTAATGAAAACTTTTTTAGTCAGGCGTTTCGCTTTAGTCATAAGTTCTCCTGTGTGATAGTGATTGGGGCTTCAGAAATCAGCCTCAGCAGAGTGTTTCCCTGTCTCCGTCGCGCAAGGATGGGGTCGGTGGCGCCTAGTGCGGCAGCGGCAGCGGAGGCGACGTAGACAGCGTCGGCAGCGGCAGCGGCGACGTAGGCGTCAGCGTAGACGGCCCGTGCGGAGGCGGCGTCGGCAGCGAGGACGGCGGCGACGTAGACAGCGACGGCAGCGTCGTCGGCGGCGGAGGCGGGCCATTCCTTACCCTCCGCCAATAAGTCCATCCCTGCGATAACAGGAGCGACAACAGCCTGAGCCTCAGCCGAAACGGCAAGCAGTGCTCGTAACTCTGCGGCAAGGAATTGCCATCCGACCGTGCTCAGGTCTTTCCCGTTGCATTGAATCACGCCTGGCAGTTCAGCGAAGAACTCAGGAGCTTCGCCCGGAGGTAGCCCCTTAAAGATCGACTCCGCAAGCCGAGATGTCATCAGCGGGACACCGTACTCCCGCTCAATGAACTCAGGATCGTTTTCCCCGCCAGCAAGACACCTGATAAAACCTGTCTTGTGGCTTCCCTGCGCAACCTGATCGGCTGCAACGTGACGCTGGACCTCAGCCTCTAGTTGGTGGAAGTTTCTAGTAAGCATTAGTTATTCCCCTGGGTTGTTGTTGTGAAGTTAAAATGTAAAACGAAGTGAGGTTGTTTTTTCTTGAGTGGCGCTGCCATCAAGTTGGGCACGTTCTTGAATTTCTTTGATTGCACTTTTGGTCTCATTCCCATACTTCCACCGTTTAGTGGAAACAGTGGTGCATTTGATTCCGTCATAAACATAAGAATCACCGTCTGCATATTCATCAAGCAAACCTAACAAAATTTCTTTTTCTAAAAGCTCAACTTCTCTCTTCATTTCAGCTTCTAGCTCTTTGATTTCACGCTTGAGATCAGCGATCAGGATGAGCCGCGTAGCAGCGGGAGAGGTGGCTTTTGTAGCCTTCGAGATGGTTGGGGATGTCATCGTTTAATCGATCGGGGTTTGCTGGGCTGAGAGAGGGGAGAGGGACCGAAGCCCCTCGATGCTGACTAATGGGCTGTAAATTCCCCGGTTGCGTGGGCCTGAGTAATTGCAGCTTGATCAGTAAAAGCCGGATCAACCTGAGAAGTCCCATAAAGGAATGCAGAGACGGAGAGGGCAGCACCTAAGCACAGGCCAAGAAGGAAGTGAGGGTGAGTCATAAGAAAAACAGAATGGGGGCGGTCTCCCGCTAAAGACAGGATGGCAGACCATCCAGGGAAAGTCAATGGATTTGGCCGTGATTGCCTCGGGGCTTTCTGGCACGCAGCTCAAAGAACCCCTGCAGCTCCGGGCGCTCTGCCATCAGGTCACGAGCCGCCAAGCTGCTGTAATTGTTGTTGACCTTTAACCCGTTGTCGTTCATAGATGCTGCAGTCTCCCAGCGCAGGACGTGAAACATCGCATCAGCTGACCACCGCGTGATCCCGCGTCGCTGGGCGGTGAGGCACAGCTGATAGCACTGGTTGAGCAGCTGAGGGTTACGGGCTTTGCACTCAAGCCAGCCAGCCTGGAGCTTGTCAGCATGTGGCGGTAAGTGCTCGCGCCATTCAAGCAGCGGTGTGTCAGTCACGGAGTGTGTGTGCTTAATCAAATCCATGGTGAGCAGTGGTGGATGATTGCCTCTTCGAGGACTGAGGACTTGGTTTGCCCGGAGGGTTTAGCGAAACGAGACAGATGCTTGTAAGCCTCTAGATCGATTAGGCAGTCCTGCGCGTTGGCTTGGATGCAAACCCCCGGCTTCGGTGCACCGGTGGCGCTTTTTTCCCCCCTATGGGTTTTTCTATAGGGGAATTTTTAGCGTCAGCAATGGCGGCATTTAGTTCAGCCAGAAAGGCAGCCTCTAACTGACTTTTGTCCACACCGGTGGCCTTCAGTTCAGCCTTTAGTTCAGACAGAAAGACAGCCTCTAACTGGGTTTTGTCCACGCCATCAGGCACCGGCATCGGTGCTGCTTTGTAGAGACAGACGTCTCGATCAGCCCCGCGAGTTTTCACCCGCCCATTGCTCTTCAAGATCCAGCCGCAAGCGTTCAACAAGGCCCGCAAGGTGCCGGTGGCTTTCTTGCCGGGACTGACCCCCGTTGCTGCAAACAGCAGCTGTTTGTGGGCCATAGCAGTGGCATGCAGCCTCAGCACTTCTGGATCGGTCGCGCGGATCGTTTCGCCCTGTCCCAGCCGCTTCAACAGGGCAGGCAGGCCGAGAAATCGCAAAACCATCAACTTCGCTCCCATGCTCACCCCCAAGCGATCAGGGGCAAGGGCCGTTTTCGGTTGTTTGGTGTCAGTCATGAGGCGAGGGGGAAGATTGCAGTTGCCGAGGCCATGGTATACCATGCAGTTGGCCCCACCACACTCAACTCATTCAACTTTTGTTTTTGGTAAATGAATCCAACACAAAAGGACAACTCATGAAGGTTTGCCACTACCTGTGCGGCGGACACTGCAATTTTTCGGATGGTATGCCATATTGGTCGAGTCTTCAGGGCTGAGCGCCGCGCGCCGGTCGACAAAAACCAATCAAAATTTGAATCATGACTTGCGCTTTCGCTTGGATCGGTGTCTTGCTGATCCTTCCCGTGATCATCTTGCTCTACGTCACCGCATCCCCTCAGCAACACGCCAAACGCCTCAGGCGCCGAGGACGGACATACAAACAGATCGCACAACAGCTAAAAACGAGCCCTACAACCGCGAGGCGCTGGGCGTTGGCATAAACAGCACAAAGCCCCCGTGCCGGTGAGGGTCGGAGGCTTTGGCGGGTGCGGCCCCTGCAGGGAGTGCAAATACAGATGCTGTTCCTAGCGTCCTAGGGCAGAGCTGCAACAGATCAAGCGTACACCAAGCTGAACTCATCATTCCCTGTGTTGGGGGTTGATCTGCTGCCTCAGCCTTCACGGGGGCTGGGGCTTGCCGCTGGCAGATCGATCAACGGAGATTTGTCACCGCCTAGAAGGGTGTACGCAGCGACAATAGCTAGTCAATCAGCGCCGTGCTTCGCGCTTGGGTATTTTGGCTTCTTTGCAGGCTTAGACCTAGAAGGCTTTGCTTTCCCTTTGGGCTTTATCCATGGGTGTGCTCTGCAGTCAGCCAGAGTTTCTTGATAGCCAGGAGCCTCCAGACCAAGCTTGCCAAGCATTCCTGTCCAGTTCATAAATCCAATCATCATCAGGCGGTTGCGGGGAAGTCGCGGCGATGTATTCAGCCGTGATCTGGTCGTCAAGTTTGCGCTGTTGCGCCTTGACCCATTCGTTATTCATCAGAAGTCAGGCTGTTGATCGTTGAACGTTTGCCATGCGCTCAGCCACGCTTCCAAGCAATCATCAGGGTTACTAGGTTTCATTCTGGTCACGCCAGGGCCAACCACCAGCGTCCCGCACTGCTCCACACCGTACCGATGAGAATCAATCAGCATCTGCAGGTAACCGCCTAGCTGCTTGTCAGCCGGCTTCCGTAATTCGACGCCTTTGGCGCTGCTGACGCTTTTCGCATCAGCCAAAATCCTGCGGCCATTCTCATCTCTGATGATGAAATCCAACGAGCCGCCAAGGCTTTTCTTTGGATCACACAGCCGAAGCTCTACAGCCTCGACTGTGCAACCGTCCCAAATCCAATGATTGACCATTGGATCGATCCAGGGACGCCAGCGTTCATCAAATTCAAACGGTGCAACGTCTCGCCCGGCCAGCTTGAGCAGGTGGCGCTCAAGGGCAGCATGAACGGTGTTCCCTCGAATCTCCCAGCCATCAGGGCCGGCTTTTGTTGCCGCGATGCGCTCTCGGGCTTCAGGCGTGAGATCGTCGATCACGCGGGTCACTGAATTGATCATCCATTGATCGCCGTATTGATAACGGTGGATGGCCTCGTGGAACGTGATGAGCGGGTCAGACTCAAGCATTAAGGGATTGTCTCTTGCGACACTATGCCCCATAATGCAACAGCAATGCAACCCAAGCACATGAAGAAAGGAGATCGTCCCGACACATCAAAGGACACCTATCGCCACGTCTCGGCTGGGGGGTCTGTCCGCGTTCGGCCTGGTATGCGAAAGGCTCTTGAGGAAACAAGGCCAAATCGGCTTTCAATGACTCAATGGGTGGTGACTTTGCTTGAGGCAGGCATGGAGAAGAACGGGATCCTCCCCAAGGATTACCGCTACTGATGCACGCCAATCAACGCGCCTATGAACTGTTGCGCTGGCAAGCCCTAGCCCCATTGGCGGATTACGACGAATCGATCGATTATTTCGCGATCTGGAAACAAGCCTCAGACAAAGCCCTAAACGAATTTGACAACGAACATGAGCAAAAAACCAGACGAAATCAAACCAAAGCTTCAGCAAGCCCTGTACGACCTAGCAGTTCATGCGGAGCACCTGATCAAGACAGAGCGAGAGCGGGATTGGCTCCCACTGATGAGGAACCAGGCATACGACCTCGGCATTCACGAGGACGTCAAAGATGCTGAGCTGAAGGCATATCTTGAACGAGCAGAACGCAGTCAACGCAAAGGGCGCGTCTACAAAGGCGGTGAGACCCTCCTAGAAGAGGAACCTTCATTCATGCTTGATGGCCTGATCCACTTAGCCCAAGCCAACTTCCTCATTGGCCAGCCCAAGATTGGCAAATCATCTTTTGCCTGTGGTTTGGTTGCTGCTATCCGTGATCGACGTGAGCAGTTTCTTGGCCGTGATCTAAAACTTTCTGAAACGCGGATGCCGGTGCTGATTTTCGGCACAGACCAATCTGAAGGCAATTGGCAGTATTACTTGCGCCGCGAGGGGCTGATCAACGATGCCAAGCAGTTGGACTCCAACGCCATAGATCTGTTTTGCAGCGTTGACACCAAAGATGAATTTAACTTCACTAAGGACGGCATCCGCCATATGCGGGAGGAGATCGAGCGTTACCAGTTCCCGCTAGTCATCATCGACAGCCTCAGCTCAATGATGGAGCCCTGTGGCATAGAGGAGAACCTCTCACGCTTCGCTGAACCGATCCGAACAGCGATGGCAGATCTCAGCCAAACAGGCGCCACCATTCTTGTGCTCCATCACACCAAGAAATATCCAACGACTTGGGATTGGGTAGCTGAATGCCGCGGCAGCAGCAGCATCACATCTATTCCCTCTTGGGGTGTGCTGATGCGTTGGGTAAGGGATGAAAGCGAAGGCTTGGCCCGTATTGACAAGCGCGTTGGGTTCGTCGGTTCTGGACGCGGTTATAGCGAGCTAGGAGGCGTTGAGGCTGAATACCTTTCAGAGGGGAATTGGACGTTAAAGGGCAGCCTTGAGCATTCTCAGCAAGTGGAGCTGGTTCGCAAAAAAATTGCGTCTCTCGGTGGCGTTCGTGGTGACGTTTTTGACTACCTCAAAATGCGTTCTGAGCTTGGCGCTGATGTCCCTGCTGATGAGATCGCTCACAACATGACTCCTGCCAAATCCACAGGGCACATTGGCCGCGAGCTTGGCAATCTTGTGGGGATGGGATTGGCCTTTGTCAGCCGTTCTGAGCCGACCGGCAGGCGCCCGAAACGCTATTGGAAAGTGAGCGAGTTCGCCTTAGCTGCAGAGGATGATCCAGCTGATCTCCTGAGAGAGCCCCAGGATGGATCTAAGGGATCTTTTGGATCTAATGCCATAAGATCCAAAAGATCCATAAAAACACACCTTCAGGGGGGAGAAGAAGGAGGAGACCCTCTCCTTAAAGATCCAATTGCTCCTGGTAGCCCTGTCGAGGTAAATCGCGACGGCATTTGGTCCGGCGGCTATGTCGTTCGGGATGGCTCCAACCCCGACAGCATCACGCTCGAACGGCTGGGTAACCCCATGATCACGTTGTCGAATCAGCGCCTAGAGATTGATGTCCGTCCGTGCGAGTCACCGTTCAGTTTTGCTGAACCACAAGTTGACTGGTGACAAAACGCTTTAGATGGTCTACACTGTGATCACGCCAGAGATGGCACCCTTCGCTTTAAGCAAATGCTTGACCTTTCAACTGTTCAAGTCAGCTCAACTATTTATCGCTACGAATCCAAAGCCCGCGCTGTAGAGGCTCTCGCCTTGTGGGTTGCAACTGCCTGCCCTGGTGAGACTTTTGATTTGTTTGACAATGGTCGAGGTTATGTGGTTCGCATGTTTGAAGATGGCGAGTTTGTTTCTACCGTCTGACTGCCATGGGGCTTCGGCCCCTTTTCCTGCCCCCTTCGCTTGAGATTCATGACCGCAACTCGTTATTTCGCGCCCCAAACCGAAGGCGTCACCCTTGGCCCTTGGTACATCGACGAAGCCAAAGCCCAGACAGCGGTTGACTCCCTTAACCGAGAGTGGGAGGGCAAGCGGACCTTTCAGGTAAACACCTTCATCTCTGACTCTTACTACCGAATCCACTACATCGACCAACCATGACCGCTGCTGGGGCTTCGGCCCCTTTTCCTGCGCTCCTCGCTTAAAACTAATTGGAGATTAACTCTCAATGACTAATCAGATCACACGCGACGAACTCCTTGATCTCATCTTCGTTGAAAAAGGGGTAGACGGCGGTTGGTTCATCTCAGGCGTTAAAACCGACATCTACGGCAAAGTTCAGGGCGACGTTTACGGCGATATTGGTGGCAATGTTTTTGGCGACATTGAGGACTCCGTTATTGGCGACGTTGGTGGCAACGTTACTGGCGATGTTCGTGGCAACGTTTTTGGCGACGTTGATGGGACAATTAACGGTCGCGAATGGTATTTCGCTGAAACTCCCACGGAAAAGCTTCAGCGACTGGTTACAGAAGGCGCTACCAAAGAAGAGCTTCTCTTAGCGATTGACCAACTGGAGGACAGCTAATGACCAGGCCGGGGAGCCTGCAAATACAAAACCGCGTGACGCGGAAATACAGGGCAGCTGCTGGGGCTGATCCATCCCCCGGCCATTCACACCCCTAAAACACAAATGCCAATCGATTGCCCAAACTGCGGTGAGCCCGTCATCCGCACCACATGCACCAGGCGCAAAGTTGACATCCGCATTCGTTACCGTCGATGCCCGGCTTGCAATCATCCGTTCAGGACTGAGCAGGTGATCACACCTGAAATTCCCATCAACAGAAAGCGTCTCTACGGTGCGCCAAAAAGCGCAAAGCTTCAGCCCTTTGAAGTCGCTGACATCAAAAAGTTTTTGCGAAATAATGTCTTCACTCCATATGAACTCGCGCTTCAATACGACGTTTCAGTTGATGCAATCCGCCAAATTCGCTCAGGCAGAACTTGGGCTACCATTGAGCCTGCGCTATAATATTTTGCAATAGTTGGTTAAAATGGCTTCAATAACTTCATTGCAGTCAGATCATAAAAATGCACGACGCAGGACAGATCGTTCCTCTGAGTTGATTAAAGAATCGCTTCAGCGTTATGGCGCCGCACGCTCCATCGTCATCGACGAGGACAACCGCATCCTTGCTGGCAATGGCACCATCGATGGGGCAAAAGCCGCAGGCATCAAAAACGTACGCATCATCGAATCCGACGGTGACGAGATCATCGCCGTTAAGCGCACCGGCCTGTCAGAAGAGCAAAAGGTTGGCCTTGCCCTAGCCGACAACCGCACCGCTGATCTCAGCGAATGGGACCAAGCAATGCTCCATCAGCTCTCTGAAGAGCACGACCTGACGCCTTGGTTCAATCAAGAGGATTTAGCAGGGCTGCTAGACGACGACATTAAAGCCCTAGACGAAATGCCAGAGCTAAGTGATGCGGATAAAAGCCCCTTGCAACAGCAAACTTTCACCCTGTCCGATGAACAGGCTGAAATCGTGGCTGAGGCCGTAACAGTCGCGAAGGACATGGGGCCATTCGTTGACACCATTAACGAAAACAGTAACGGCAACGCGATTGCTCGCGTCTGCGAATTGTTTCTTACCTGGAAAGCAGATCATGGCCTCAGCTAAGGATCTGATCGTCAAGCCGATCAAGGCAACGGACGCCAACCGTCTGATCAAAAAAATGCACTACAGCGGGAAAGTCGTTCCCAATAGTCAGCTTCACCTGGGCGTTTTTTGGCAGGGGCACATCGAAGGCGTGATGTCGTTCGGACCGCCTCTAAGCAAAAAAGGCACAATCAACATTGTCGAGGGCACGCGGTGGAACGGCTTCATTGAGTTGAATCGCATGGCATTTAGCGAACGTTTGCCGCGCAACAGTGAAAGCCGTGCAATTTCTATTGCAATGAAGCTGCTCCGCAAGAATTACCATCACATTGAGTGGTTGATCAGCTTTGCTGACGGTTGCCAGTGCGGTGACGGCACCATTTATAGAGCTTCCGGTTTTGTTTTAACAGACATTCGCCACAGTCATTCTTTGCGATTAAACCCAGCAACCAATAAACCCATGCACGCAATGCAAGCGCATCACTTAAAAATGGATTCCGAATTCCGCACTTGGAAACCATTACAGGGTTTTCAAATGCGCTATCTCTATTTTTTGAACCCTAAAGCTCGTGAACGCTTAACCGTGCCATGTATTCCCTTTAAGCAAATTGCAGAAATGGGAGCTTCGATGTACCGTGGGGAAAGCAACATGCGTGAGAAGCAGGCGAATGTCGGGACCACCGATACAGCGACGGAGCATCACCGATCCTCACGCTCCAATCTTTCGAAGGCCAGCACCAAGATTCAGGATGCTGACTGATGGGCAAGAAATCCACTGCTGCTGAAAAGGAATACCGCATCAACCGCGTAGCAAGGCTTCTCAGCAGTGGCGCTGTACGGTCTGAAGTCTTGGAATATGCAAGGAGAGAATGGGGGGTTGGTCGAGCAACAGCCGATAACTACATGGCGGCTGCTCGTGACGTCCTCAAAGCTGACTGGGACATTGATCGCCGCACCTTCACCGCCGAGTTATTAAGCCAGCTCGCATCACTCCAAAAGGAATGCCGCAAGAATGGCAATCAAGCGCATGTTGCTCTCGGTTGCATTAACACGATGGCAAAAATCGCTCACATTCTTGAGAAATGAGCATCCTCCCAGCTGCTGAATCAAAATCAATAATTGACAGCAGCGCTGGGCTAGAAGTTGGAAGCGTTGATGATCTCCTAGAACGCATCGCCGCAACGCTCAACCCTGGCCAGCTCAGCGCGTTTGAGGTAGAGCGGTTAAGCGCTATCGCAGCGTCGCAAGGTGGAGCGCCGGCCAGCATCCCTGAGATCGGCATCAGCGCTGGCTATGGCAGCGGCAAGACCTATTGTGCTCATGCCGTTGCAGTCAAGATGGCCGCCTTGAATCAGGGCTTTGTGGGCTGTGTGATGGAACCAACCAGTGATATGGTCCGCCGCATCTGGGCGCCGAAATTCGAGGACTTCTTAGATAGTTTCGGCATTCCATACACCCCACGAGTGGCGCCGTATGTAAGCCATACGCTGCACTTCCCAGGCGGTGATTCAACAATCCTTGGCCTGTCGTTTGAAAATTATCAGCGCATCGTGGGCGACGATTGGGCCTTCGCAATCATCGATGAGGTTGATACTGCGAAAGCCTCGATCGCTCAGCGTGCCTATGACAAGATCCTGGGCCGTATCAGGGTCGGAAACTTCAACCAGCTCCACTGCTACTCAACGCCAGAAGGGTTTGGGTTCCATTATCAAACGTTCGGCACTGATGCAGCACGGGAGGGCAAGCGCAGAGCGTTGCTACGGATGAAGACCGCAGATAATGCCCACAACCTCAGGCCGGGCTTCGTCGATGACCTGCTGAGCCGTTACACCCAAGAGCAATGCCGCGCCTACCTAGAGGGCATCTATCAAAACCTGGCCACCGGCACTGTTTACGATCGGTTTGACCGTGCCAAGCACGTCTCAAACGTCGATGATGACCCGCTGGCTGAGGAGCCGCTGAGAATCGGGATTGACTTCAACGTGGGCAATATGAATGCAGCCCTGGCGATCCGGTCTGGCAATGCCCTGCATTTCATCGATGAGATCAGCGGGGCGCATGACACTGATGCCTTGGCACAGGAGATCTGCGCTCGTTACCCAGGCCGCACGCTTTACGGCTACCCCGATGCCTCAGGTGGCAACCGCTCAACCAACGCAACCAGGACTGATCTGGAGATACTTGCGAGCTATGGCATCAGCAACCAATCGCCTAAAGCCAATCCCAGGGTGGCTGATCGGGTTTCTGCTTTTCAGGGTGCTTTGGAGAATGGGAAAGGTGAAATCAGGATCCAGATCAACCCACGATGCAAAAAGCTGATCGAATGCCTAGAACTGCAGGCTTATAACGAGCGGCAGGAGCCTGACAAAGAATCTGGGCATGACCACATGAATGACGCTGCCGGCTATTTGGTCTGGCGTGAGCTCAACCCACTGCACCGCAGGGCTGGCCGTGGCACCGGCATTAGACTGTACTAACGAAACATTGAACAATGGCCAAGCGCGGCGGTAGGTCTGGCAGGAAGTACGTCCGTGACTCAATTGGGCGGTTTGCTACGACTGGCGCCACTGCTCGCGGTGGCAGGCTGAAAACTAAAAGTGGGAAGAAACGGGCGACTCAGACCGTAAAAGCAAAGACCGGCAGTAAGCCTGCAGGTGCCATCAAGGGGAAAGTCAAGCGGGATCCTGGCGCAGCGAAGCCAGCAGCGGCCAATAGCGCACGGGCCACCGGTAAGCCAGCAGCAGCGAAGCCGACAGCGGCGAAGCGCAAGTCGAAAAAGGTCTCAGCTGACAAAGTTTCAAGAATTGCGGATCGTGTGAATAAAGTCTCCACAACAACTGGCGGGCGGCAAGGCGTTAAGGCGCTGAACCGCACTCAGGTGGCCGTAAGGGCCAAAGGATTTCTCAGCCGTAAAGCTGGCGGGGTGTCTGGGCTTAACTCGTCAGGCGCAAGCCGGGCGGACAAGATCAAGTCGGTTCAGTCATCGATCAACACCCGAATCAAATACAGCACGCAGAAGCCAAACCGAAACAAGCCAGGCCGGTTCAATGATTTAGGCCAGTCGAGCCTTCGTGCGAAAAACAAAATTGCAGCGCAAACGCCACGGCAAAAGATCGCAGCCGCAAAACCAGTCAAGGCCAAGCCGTCCAACAGGATGCTGGGCCGACGTGAGCTGCTTTCGCGTAACCCAGTGCCAGCACCTAATACGGTGAGGGCGTCTGGCTTGAAATCGACAGTAAAAAGATCAAAGGCGCCTAAGAAGTCTTCGCTTGTGGTCCGCACTAGGCAGCAATCAAAAGCCGCTCAGAAATTCCGTAGAGAGTCGGTTCTATTTCGGACGAGAAAGACTGGCGCAACAGGTCTAGGCAGCACAACTCCAAATGCTCGCGTGAAAAGGCAACGCACCGGCACTCAATTAAGCCTTTTAGGCAAATCCGCGCCGCTGTATAAGTTTCGGCCAGTAAAGCGCCGTAGGAGCTGACCTGCTACGCTCAGCACGTTGCCTGAGTTAATGGGTCTCAGGTTTCATTGGGCAAGTGGGTTCCTGGCCTCAGCGAGTCGAGCCGCTGGGGCTTTTTAGTGCCTATAAGCGTCCGCTGCTTTCTTTGCATTCGCATTCTGCAGTTGCCGACGATGCGACTTCACTAAGTGCCAAGATGACACGTTGCAACAGCTCGTGATCCCTTCCTCTGTCAGGCACACCCTCACGCAATCGTCCGCAGTGGGGCTGACGTCCAAATCGTTCATGCCTGTTTTGATGCCTCTTGCTAGGTTAAAGCCGAATGCACCCCCAGCCTCATGGAAGAATTTCTCAATGCTCTCGACGATCTCATCGCAGAAACTGAAGGGCTCAGCGTGATCGAGCTTGTCGGCGCTTTGGAACTAGCCAAAAACGACATTATCGCCGGGCTGGCCGTTGCCGAACTGATGACCGAAGACAATGAAGAGGCAACAGCATGAACCGGCCCATCGTTACCGCTGTTGGCCGTTTGCTGCAGCCGAAACACGGCGAACCGCGAAAGCATCAGCTGATTCAAGTTGATGCAAATGGCCGTGCCAAAATTATCAAAGATCAGCCGGCTTAAACTGTTAGCAAAAGGCGGCTACAGCATTGGTCTATCAATCAACTGCACGGAATACAACTAGAACGTCAAAGGTCGTAAATGTCTATGACCCAAATCAGGCATGGATTGATCAGGAACCACACTGGGAGCTGATCGAATGCTTGCTGACGGGCACCTATGGCATCAGGAAGGAGGGCCGTAAGTATCTCCCGCAGGAACCGCGTGAGCAAGATGATGCCTATCAGAACAGGCTGCTTCGCAGCACGCTGCAGCCGTATTACGTCAGGCTTGAGCGGCTGCTGGCAGGGATGCTTACGCGCAAACCCGTCAAGCTGAATGGCATCTCAGATGGCATTCGTGAGGACTTGTTCGACGTTGACCGGCAAGGCAATGACCTAAACACTTGGGTGTATGAAACAGCCAGAAAGGCAATCCGTTATGGACATGTTGGTGTTTTAGTTGATGCACCGTCAGACGGTAACGGCAGGCCATATTGGTGCGCCTATACGCCAAGGGACATCTTGGGATGGCGCACTGAGATCCAAGACGGCAAGCCACGGCTTGTGCAGCTCAGACTGAAAGAACAGGTCACTGAGCCTGATGGAGAATACGGCGAAAAAATAGTTAATCAGGTAAGAGTATTAACGCCAGGGTATTACGAGTTATTCAGGCAAGATGAGAAAAAAGACTACACATTATTCGAGGAAGGTAAAACAAGCCTGAGTGAAATACCGTTTTCAGTTGTATACAGCAACCGCGTCAATTACTTGCAATCAAAACCGCCGATGGAAGACATTGGTGAATTAAACATCAAGGCGTACCAAGTTCAATCAGATCTTGACAACATCTTGCACGTTGCAGCGGTGCCGATGCTGGCGATTTTCGGGTTTCCGCAATCAGCAGAGGAGATCAGCGCGGGGCCAAATGAAGCGCTTGCGTTACCTGAAGGCGCATCAGCTCAATACATCGAGCCAGGTGGCGCAAGCTTTAACGCATTGTTTCAGCGGTTGGATCAGATCGAAAAGCAGATCAATGAGCTGGGCTTGGCCAGTGTGCTGGGCCAAAAGCTTTCAGCTGAGACAGCCGAGTCAAAGCGCATTGACCGCAGCCAAGGCGACTCAACGATGATGGTGATTGCCCAAAATATGCAGGACATGATTGACAATTGCCTGCGGTTTCATGCTGACTATTTAGGCGACGCATCACCCGGCAGCGCATTGATCAACCGTGATTTCATGGGCTCCCGCATGGACCCTGGCGAAATCAAAGCGCTGCTTGAGCTTTACCTGGCCGGCACTATCACCCAATCGACGATGCTGACGCAACTTGAGGCAGGGGAAGTGCTCGGTGATGACTTTGACCTTGAGGAGGAGCTTGAGGCAACGGCTGCCGGTGGCCTGCAGGAATGAGCACACCGTCCGAGTTTTATCGGCACGCTGTTGACCTAAACAGGTTCAGCAATGCCGAGGCGAAGCAGATCGCGATCGCTTACAACCGTCTGATTTTGCAGGCCGTCGCCGACCTGCAAATTTTGGTCGAGGATGAACGAGCATTTGACCGTCAAACCAGGCTGAGAGAGATCGTCCGGCAGCTACGGGCAAGCCTCGATAACTGGGCCGGCGAAAGCTCGGCATTGCTGGCGGGGGAGCTGCAGGGCCTAGCCACATTTGAGGAGCAGTTCATCAGGGCGCAGCTGCTGGAGATGGTGCCAGAACGGATGATCGAACAGGTCAGGTCGTTGCAGATCGATCCAGGCTTTGCCCGTGCTGTCGTGATGACAGATCCAATCGAGATCGGCCTGAATGTTCTGTCTGATGACTTACTACAAGCAGTGGGACCATCACCGGCAACATTCAGGCTTACAGCAACGCAGGGCGCTCAAATCACGCTGCCTAACGGCTCAACCGTATCGAAAGCTTTTAGGGGCATCGCTGAGTCTCAAGCTGAGCTGTTTACCAAAACGGTTCAGTCTGGGTTCCTAGCGGGTGACTCAGGGCCTCGAATGGCAAGGCGCCTAAAGGGGCGTTTGCAATTTGCTGATTTCGGGCCGCTATCAGTGCGACAACTAGCGCAGGCAGGGGGGCAGCTCACAGCAGTGGCGAATCATCAGGTAAATACGTTGGTGAGAACTAGCGTCAATCAAGTAGCAAATGCGATCAGCCAGGCCACCTATAAGGCCAACGCTGAAATCACCGAGAAATACAAATACGTTGCGACGCTGGATTCACGAACCTCCGCACGCTGTAGGGCATTGGATCAGCAAGTGTTCGACTACGGCAAGGGACCAACACCCCCGCAACATTTCAACTGCAGGTCAACGACAGTCCCAGAGATCGATTATGCAGCGCTCGGGATGCCTGAACCGCCACCTAGCGCAATACGCAGGCCGGGCATTATTTCAGGGCCGATGAGCAAAGCAGCCAAAACGCGAACGGTGCCGGCAAATCAGTCTTATGGGGAATGGTTGCAGGAGCAGGGCGATAACGTGAAACGCGACGTTTTGGGGCCGAGCAGGATCCCTTATTGGAATAAGCTCGTAAAGAAATATGGGCCAGAAGATGCGATCCGTAAGTTTGTAGCGAATGATGGCTCAGAATTGACGTTGAAGCAGCTAAAGGCAAGGTACGGGCAGCCGTAGAATCAAGGCAGCAGCAACCAAGCGCATGAAATATTGCGGGGCGAAGAAACCAAAAGGCACCAAAAAAGGAGGCAAGAAAAAGTGAAAAAAGGGCAGCGGGTTAGCTGGGTGTACCAAGGCAAACGGACCTACGGGACCGTTACCGCAATGGGCGGGGTCAGGGCAGCGATCAAAAGCCCTAAAGGTGGAAACATCGTCAGGGTTGGCACTGCTGATGATCCAGTTGTAAAGATCAAATCAGAGTCAACAGGCAACCCAGTCCTGAAGCGCAGGTCACAGTTGAAAGCAGCACCTAAGAGGAAGTGAGCATCAAGCGCGGCGGCCATACGTTCGACGGTTACAACAAGCCGATCAGAACGCCAAGCCATTCGAGCGGCAAGTCTCACGCTGTCGTGGTGAAGGTTGCCGGCAAACCCAAGCTGATTCGTTTCGGGATGCAGGGCGCAAAGCCAAAGCCACCCCGAAAAGGTGAATCAGCAGCTGATAAGGCAAAACGCTCATCATTCAAAGCGCGACACGCCAAAAACATCGCTAAAGGCAAAACCTCTGCAGCCTATTGGGCGGATAAAGTAAAGTGGTGAGGCAAATAAGCCTTACGGGTTTCACATGACCGACGAGATTACGTCTCAAGAGCAAGAACAACCAGCAGCTGATGTTGAGGCGCTAAAGAAAAGCGTTGAAGCATTAGAGCGCAAGAATTATGAGCTGATTGGCAAGCTGAACAAAGCAAAAGCTGCTGATGTTGACGTTCAGGCCCTGATTGACTTCAAGGCAAAGGCTGAGCAAGACCAACTGGAAAGCAAAGGCCAATACGCCGAGGCCAAAGCTGCACTTGAGCAGCAGTTCAGGGAATCAGCTACTGAGAAAGACAAGCGGATCGCGGAGCTGACCGATCGGGTGCAAGAACTTGAGTTGATGGCACCAGCCGTCAGCGCATTGTCTGATGTGGTGCATGACCCTCAACTGGTGCTTAACACCCAGTTGAAACGCGACCAAATACAGCGTGAGCCTGATGGCACTGTCGTGGTGGTTGATGGCTATGAGCGCACCCCCGTTGGGGAATGGGCAAAGGCCAAAACACCGGCATGGATGCAAAAGGCACCAAAGCCGCAGGGCAGCGGGGCTCCATCGTCGAGGGCTAGCGGTGAGATCACACCAGGCACAAAGAACCCGTTTAGTGCTGAAAACTTCAACCTGACAGAGCAGTCACGACTGTATAAAACAGATCGTGATTTGTACGAGAGGTTAAAGAATGCTGCAAGCCGCTAATATGTAGTGAAGGTGAAGCTACGCAGAGCCGGAAGGGTTACGCCCGAAAAATAAACAACCATTTTTAGGAGGTTAGTCATGGCGGTTCTGCGCAGTGACATCATCATCCCGGAGATTTTTACTCCATATTTGATCGAAGAATCAACGCGGCGTGACGCATTTTTGCAAAGCGGTGTTGTGCAACCATTGGCGCAGCTTGATGCGTCTGAGGATGGCGGCGATTTCGTCAATGTGCCATTTTTCTCAGCCAATTTAGCTGGCGATTTTGAAGTTCTGTCTGACAGCTCTTCACTGACTCCAGGCAAGATCACAGCCGACAAGCAAGTAGGCGTCGTGCTCCATCGTGGCCGTGCGTTTGAATCCCGTGATTTAGCAGCGTTGGCATCTGGGGCTGACCCGATGGCCGCTATTGGCCAGAAGATGGCCAACTATGTGAACCATCAGCGTCAAAAGGACTTGCTCGCATGTCTCAGCGGTGTGTTTGGCCCGGTCAACAACACGTCATCTGCTGCCGCGTTCTTTGAGCTAACGATCGACGGTGAATCTGGCGATACTCCAACATCGCTCAGCCCCCGTCAGGTTTCGCAGGCCCGTGCATTGCTCGGTGATCAAGGCGAAAAGCTGAACACAATCGTGATGCACTCAAAGACCTATTACGAGTTGGTGGAACGTCGTGCTGTTGATTATGTCAAGGCAACAGATGTTGCCGGCGGGGATGCAACTGCATCCGGCGGGTCAATCGCTAACGCCTATGGAGAGGTCACAGTCCCGACCTACTTGGGGATGCGAGTCATCGTCTCTGATGACGTGAACACCGTTGGATCTGGTGCATCGACTGAATACGCCGTTTACATGTTCTCTCAGGGCAGCGTTGGCAGCGGCGAGCAGGCTGGCATTCAGACCGAAACTGACCGGGACATCTTGCAAAAGTCTGATGCAATGTCAATCGATCTTCATTACGTCTACCACCCAGTGGGCGCAAAGTGGGCCGTGACTGATGCAAACCCAAATCGCACCCAGTTAGCAACTGCTTCCAACTGGAGCAAAGTGTACGAAACCAAGAATATTGGAATCGTGCGTGCAACCGTCGTTTCTTCAATGGATTGATCAATCATGGCAAGTATCTTTGAGACATCCGCCGGGCTGGCCATTGGCTATACCTCCGGCGGGGCTGTAACCCAGCTCACAAGCAAGGCAACAGGCGTAACCGTGAACGCTCCATCAGGGGCTATCACGACTGACGATGCATCACTGGCCGGTAACGCTGAGGTGACTTTTACCGTCACCAACAGCTCTGTTACCGCTAGTGACGTGGTTCTGGTCAGCGTCCAGTCTGGCGCGAGCACAGGGCTCTATCTGGCGTTTGTGTCCGCCACTGCTGCAGGAAGTTTTGATGTCACACTCTCAAACCTCGGTTCAACCGCTGGTGAGGCCGTGGTCATTAACTTTGCAGTGATGAAGGCTGCAGCCTGATAACCATGGGGCTCTACGCTTTTAGGAGGAAGGCGAAGGAGCAGGGAGCAGCAGCAGCCACCGCTAAGGCTGCTGCCGCTCCGGCACCGGAGGAGACCAGCAAAAAGGAATCGACCGATGGCAATCGTAATCGTCGCAACAGCAGGAGCCGCAAACGCAAACTCTTACCTGACGCTGGCTGACGCTGATGCGTTGGTTGATGCAATGGTATTGAGTTCTGATGCCTCGAAATGGGGCACAGGCAATGATGACTCACGGAACAGGGCCCTGACAGCCGCTACGCAGCGGCTAGACCGTGAGCGGTTCCTGGGTGCTCGGGCAACTGATACGCAGGCGCTGCAATGGCCGCGAACAGGGGTGCGAAAGCCTGACACGTACTCAAGCCGATATTCAACCGGCTTCCCGTTCACGATCACGGCTGATTATTACACCGACACCGAGATCCCAGACCAGATCAAGAGGGCTCAAATTGAGCTGGCGGTTTACCTGCACAACAACGAAGACGGCATCAGCTTGAGCGGTCTGGAGGATTACAAGAGCCTTTCGATCGGCAGCATCAGCATCACGCCAAACCTCACTTCAGGAGCCGTGGGGGCTGATCGCGTTCCGCCACTTTATGAACGTTATTTGACTGGCCTTAGAATCAGCGGACCAGGCAACATCGCAATCAGACGGAGCTAATGATGATCGTTGATTTTGGGCCAGGGGCTGAATTTATCTCAGATGGGCTGGCCCATACTGGACGTTTCAAGGCACTGTATTTCAAAGAAGAGACTGCGATCAGCGCGATTACGGCAGAAAATTACACTGGCAACACATTGGCAGGCGAAACTTTCCCGGCTGATTCGATGATATACGGGATTTTTACTAGCGTCACGCTAACTAGCGGCGCCTGCATCGCTTACCGTATCTAATGGCGTTAGCTGACTCTCTGCAAAAAGCAGCGCAAAGCGCGATGAAGAAATTAGGCGGTGAAGTCACGGTTCAGACCGTATCTGGCGGTGCCTACGACACGGCAACCGGCCTAATCAGCGAAAGCATCAGCAGCAACGAAATCAAAGGGGTGTTGCAGAATGTCTCAGCTAGGGAAGTGAATGGGCTGATCCAATCCGGCGATAAGCGGCTGCTCATTGCCGCTGCTGACACGGCAGCCGCGCCAACAACGCAAGACCGCGTTTTGATTTCTGGTGTTTCGCATGAAGTGATTTACTTCGACACAATCGAGCAAGACAATGAGCCGATCACATACGAGTTTATTTTGAGGGCATAGCAATGGCACGGCAAATTGACTTAGGCGATATTTCAAAGCTTGCAGAAGATGAGCTTGAGGAGCTGGTCGTCTTTGCGGCCAAGGAGTGGGAAGGCCAGATAAAAGAAAAGACGCCAGTTGATACCGACATACTCAGAGGCGACTGGCGTCAGGTGCCGATCAGCAAAACTCGAATTGAGATTCACAATCGCAAGCTTTACGCAGAGCCCGTGGTCTATGGGAACAACCTGCCGCGATCGTGGGGCGGTGTTTATCGGACCCGCCAAAACCCGCCGACGATTCCCGGCTATCCAGACATTTTAGCCAAAGAGATCGCTGCCTTTCAGATCCCCGCCAGAATTGAGCTCATACGCCGTAGGAATCGCTGATGGCTGCTGTTGATCTCAATACTGTTCGATCAATCGTAGAGGGCCGTCTTGCGACTGAGCTGGCGCTTTCCCCGGCGATCCCTGTGGTGTTTCACAACATGCCGGACAATCCTACGGCCCGATCGTCATGGGTTCAATGTCTTGTGCAATTCGGCGGGAACCAATATCTGAGCCAGGGCCTGACGGCAAGGGGCAGCACTAAAGTCATCGGCGTTCTGCTGTGCAACATCTTCACGCCAAAAGGGGTTGGGCCTGGCGCTAATTATGCGATTGGGAAACGCATCCGAGATCTCTACAATAGGGCCATAGTTTCTGGTGTCTTCTTTGACGCTGCTGACGGCCCTGCAGTTGTGGATTCTCCTCAACCGGAACCGTTTTTTCAAACAAGGGTTTCCGTAGCCTTTGAATTTATTGAGGATCTTTGACCAATGGCAACAATCAGAGGAGAGCAAGGGGCCGTCCAGTTCGATGCTGCCGGCAGCTCCAATGCAACCGTAGTGGGGACTCGCAGCTGGTCGTTGAGCACGACAAAAGCAGTTCTGGATACAACAGTTCAAGGCCAAACGTCTACAACCGTCGTCGGCGGATTGGTAGGCGGATCGGGCTCGGTTGAGCTGGTTTACGATAAAACCGCGACAGGCCAATCTGCATTTATGGCTGAGGCCATTAGGGCAAATGACCCAGCGACGGCAACCTTTGAGCTGTTTCTTACAGGGACAACATCAGGATCTGATTCAATCTCCTTTGCCGGTCTGATCGAAAGCATGGAGCTTGCATCTACTGTTGGTGATCTGGTAACTGTTAATTGTTCGTTT